GACGCCACCTCGTTCTGGCGTTACCTGTGGGACAACCCCGGCGGCGAGTTCGACGTGACCTACGGCCCCCACGGGAACGCGGTCGCATCGGCCGCCCAGCCCCATTTCGTGATGACCGTCAAGGCCACGGGTAAGCCCGAGGTCGGCGGGGAGGCCGCCAGGGCTAAGACCCGGTTCGATTTCGAGTACGAGCTGGAGGTCGTCACCGGCCCGATCCTGGACGAGGGGATCTAGGAACGTGGCCAGGTCCTCGGGCGTCCAGATCACCGGGCTACGGGAGATCGTGCGCGATCTCCAGAAACTCGGGGTGTCGGTCGAGGACCTCAAGGCCGCGTTCGGCGCGATCTCGGACCAGGTGGTCACCGAGGCGACCCGCATCGTCCCCACCGAGTCCGGCCGCCTGTCCGGTTCGATCCGGCCCGCACGCACGAAAAACAAGGCCGTGGTGCGGGCCGGGTCGGCCGGGGTCCCCTATGCCGGGGTAATCAACTACGGGTGGCCCTCCAGGGGGATCGAGCCGACCGAGTTCCTCACCGGCCCCGCCAACGACAACGCCGCCGACTACGCCCGCCAGATAGACGCGAACCTCCGAGACCTACTCACCAGGTACGGCCTCGGCTGAACGACGACGAAACGCCGACAACGCCACGTTGTCACCGAACAGACCAGGAGACCAGACCATGACCGAGACCCCCGAAACGACCTCCGAGGCCCCCACGGCCGAGGACGCCAAGGCCCGCCGCCAGGCGATCGTCCAGCCCCTGATCGAGTCCGTGACCCAGCGGGAAAAGTTCCTCCTGGCCGACCGCCTCGGCCGCCCCTACTCCGAGATCATGGAAGACCCGGACCGGGTGATGATCGCCCTCCTGTGGATCAAGCGGAAGCGGGACGCGGGCGGCGTGGCCCCCAAGTTCGACGACCTCCTGGACCTCACGGACGCCGAGATCCTCGACGGCCTCGGCCTCGACGACGAGGACCAGGCCGAGGGCCTGACGGGAAACGCCTAGAGGCGATCCGGGAGGCCGCCGAGGACAAGGCCCGTTTCTGTCTCCGGACCGGAATCGCCCCGAGTGAATACGACGGAATGACCCACGCGGAAATCCGAGCATTTACCGACGAGTGGAACGAAATCCAAAAGAAATGAGGACGTGAAAATGGCGGGGCCTATCACGATCGCGGTCCTGGCGGACGTGGCCAACGCCCGCCGCAACCTCGGCGGCGTCGAGGGGGACCTGGACGGCCTCGGCGGGAAGTCGTCCAAGGTCGGCGCGATGGTGAAAGCCGGACTAGCGGCCGGGGGCGTGGCCCTGGCCGCGTTCGGCGTCCAGGCCGTCAAGGCCGCCTCGGACTCCCAACAGTCCCTCGGCGCAACCGAGACCGTGTTCGGCAAGTTCTCGGCCGCCGTCGTCCGGGACTCCAAGGCCGCCGCCCAGGAGTTCGGCCTGTCCGCCAACGAGTACCGGGAGAACGCGAACCTGATCGGGTCCCTGTTCAAAAACCAGGGCGTGGCGATGGACCAACTCGGGGGCAAGACGAAGAACATGATCGGCCTCGGGTCCGACCTGGCGGCCACGTTCGGCGGGACCACGAAAGAGGCCGTCGAGGCCCTCGGGTCCGCGTTCAAGGGCGAGTTCGACCCCCTGGAGAAATACGGAATCTCGATCAAACAGTCCACCGTGAACGCCGAGCTAGCGGCCAGGGGACAGGACAAACTCACGGGCGCGGCCCTCAAGCAGGCCCAGCAGATCGCCCTAACCGATCTCGTGATGAAACAGGCCGCCGACTCCCAGGGCGCGTTTGCCAAGGAATCCAACACCCTGGCCGGACAGACCCAACGCCTCGGCGCCCAATGGGAGAACATCAAGGCGACCGTGGGAACGGCCCTCCTGCCCGTCCTGACGGCCCTGGCGGCCACGTTCAATGAAACCGTGTTGCCCGCGATCTCGGCGGCCTGGGCGTTCCTCTCGACGAAACTCGGTCCCGTGTTCGCCACCGTCAAGGGGTACGTGGACCAGGTAACGGCGTCGTTCGGGTCCGGGGGCGGCGGCGGCCTGGCCGGGGCCGTGGCGACCGTCCAGGCCGTTTTCGGCCAGGTCGTGGCCGTCGTGTCCCCGATCGTCCAGGCCCTCGTGGCCCTGGTCCGCGACAACTGGACCTCGATCGTGTCCTGGACCCGCGACACGTTCGGACAGATCCGATCCACCGTGGCGTCCTACCTGACGATGGTCCGGACCGTGATTACGACCGTCCTCGGCGTGATCCGGGCCGTGTGGAACACCTGGGGGGACGAGATCCTCTCGGTCGTCCGGACCGTGTTTACGACGATCGGGGCCGTGATCCGGGCCGCCCTGAACATCGTCCAGGGGATCATCCGAACCGTGACCGCCGTCCTCCGGGGCGATTGGTCCGGGGCCTGGGAAGGAATCAAGCAAATCACGCGGGGGGCCGTGGACGCCGTGGTGGCGATCGTCAAGGGGATCGGGGGCCTACTCCGGGCCGCCGCCTCGGCCGCCTGGGATCTCGTCAAGGCCGCGTTCCGTACCGGCGTGGACGCCGCCGTGGCGATCGTCAAGGGCCTCCCCGGCCTGGCCGTCCGCGCCCTGTCCGGGGCCGGGTCGGCCCTCGTCGGGGTCGGACAGGACATTGTTCGCGGCCTGATCTCGGGTATCCAGTCAATCGCCGGGGACGTGGGCCGCGCCCTCCTGAACCTCCTACCTGGCCCCCTCCAGAAGTTCGCCGGGAAACTCGGGATCAACTCACCGTCCCGCGTGTTCGCCGAGTTCGGCCGCAACATCGGCCAGGGCCTCGTCGTCGGCGTGGACTCGACCAGGGGCCTCGTGTCCCGGTCGATCACGGACCTGGTGGACCCCTCGGACGTGACCCTCCCGTCCCTCCCGTCCCTCCGGGCCGGGGCCGGGGGCCAGGCCGCCGACGACCCGGCCGAGATCCTCCGGGCGATCCTCCGGGCACTCCAGGGCCTCCCGAGGTCCTACCGCCTCAACGAAAGGACGGCCCTCGCGTGACCGCCGTAACCCTGACGACCGTCGTCCTCAACGACGCCGAGGACCCCTCGGACCTCCTGGTCCTGTCCCGCCTGACCAAACTCTCCCGCAACCCGATCCGAGGCGGCCGTGTCCAGCGGGTGGCCGGGGGACGGTTCCGGGCGATCGTCCAGGCGGGCGTCCAGGAGACCTGGACCCTCACCGCGTCCAAGGTGTCACTAACCGACCAGGCGTGGATCGAGGCCCACGCGGGCCGGGTCCTGTGCGTCCGCGACGACGCGGGCCGAAAGGCGTTCGGCGTCTACCTGGAGGTCCCCTCCGACGACCGGCCCTACCCCCGGACCGCCGACCTGTCCCTGGAGATCCGGGGCGTGACGTGGATCGAGGCCCTGGCGTGAAAACAGGAAATCGTCCAGGCCGGCGTGGGGGGTCGAGACCACCTCGAGGCCGAGCTGACAGGAAATCCTCCGGGAAGGCGGCCCGCTAATGCAGTCCTACACCGCCGCCGAGGCCGCCGCCCTCCAGGCTCGCCAGGTCGTCGTCGAGTACGGGGCCGACCTCCTGGACGACCAGGACCAGGTGGTCGGGGACCTGACCCCGGACCTGGCCGGGGGGTCCGTGTCCCGGTCCAACTACGCCGCCGTCCACGGGACCGTGGATCTCGTCCTGTTCCGAGGCCTCGATTGGGGGACCGTCCGCGTCCGCCCCTGGCAGGCCGTCACGGCCGGGGCGACCACGGTCCGCCGTAACCTCGGCGTCTACGTCCTCACGACCCCGGACCAGGTGGCCACCGACGACGACGCCACGACCTACGAGGTCCAGGGGTACGACAAACTCCACCTACTCCAGCACGAGATCGGGGATACCTACGTGGTCCCGGCCGGGACCGGATACCTCGACGCCGCCCGCCAGGCGATCGCGGACGCGGGCGTGACCGGCCTCCCCGCGTTGTTCGACGGGACCGCCTCGGCCAAGGTGACCGCCGCCCCCCTGGTGTGGCTACTCGACCCCTCGGCCCCGACCTCCTGGCTACGGGTCGTAAACGACCTCCTGGCCGAGGTCGGGTATCGCGGACTATGGGTGGATCCGGACGGCCGTTTCCGATCCGAGCCGTACCTGTCCCCGGCCCTCCGGCCCGTGGAATGGACCTACGACCTCGACGACGACCGGACGAGCATCGTCGGCCCGGTCCGCACCCTGACGACCGACACTTTCGACCGGGTGACCTGGTGGCGTTTCGTCCAGG